ATGCTTAGAATTGTTACCGCTGTATCCTGCATTGCCTTCTTTAGTGCCTGCGATGACGGTGAGCGTTTCATGGCGGATAGCGTCGGGATTGTTGCGGTTGACGGTTATCAGATTGAGGTGAAGCGCAACCGTGCCGATCCGCTTATTTGGGAAGCTCTGCACAAAAATCCGGTTAAATTGAAGCTGACCCATGGAGACCCCAAAGCCCTCGCAAGAAACATACAAGCTATTGAGCAAGTGTCCGGCTGCAAAGTTGATCGTGATACTCTGAATCATATACCTCCTATGGCTGCCACAGTTGCGGGTGTGCGTTGCTAACATAGAAAAGTTTGGGGGATCGGCGCAACATCCCGTTGCCCTCCGATCCCCTGCCGTTTTGCGTCTGGTGTGACGGGGACAGCCACGCATCCCAACGTGCTGCCCTGCGCCGCGTTCTAGGTCGGAACCGCGCCTTGACGGGGTTTGACACTTCTGCCGGGTACTCGCCGTCTTACCCCTTGCAGTTAGGCCCAAGAACTAAAGGCCAGCGACTGCAAACGCTATTCCTTCCAATCCACCAGATGCAACGCCGTGTCGGGATCTACGCCCGCCGCCTTTGCCGCCGCCATTGCTTCGATGATCGTCTTCATGGCCCGCGCGCGCCCTGCCGTGTCGAACGCCTGCAAATTCCTGCAAACGTCGATGGCAACAGCCCCGCCCAGCTTGGCGCTAACCTCTTCGGCCATCAGGTCAGCAATCGGTTGAACCGTCCACACAGCCAAATGACGTTGCCCCTCGCGGATAGCGTTGCCTTGCGCCGATCGGGTCAGCATGGAAGGCAAAACCCCAAAGGCCAGCGCCACGCCGTCTTGCGCCGCGTGTAGAGCTTCCACATGGGTCGCCTTTTGCAGATCCGGCGACAGTTGGTCAGGCTTTTGCCCTAACTGCGGATTCATGCCCGCCGCCGTGCTTTGTGCCACGCCCTCGATCACCAGCGTAGAACCCCGCTTGCCACGGAACGCCGCCCGCATCTCTTCCATGTCATCGGCGCTACTGTCTGGTAAATGCACAATCTGTGAACCGATCGGCGCATCACGGAAAACATCGCGTAGAGCCGTTTCGACTTCATGCAGCAGCGATGCCGACAGCCCCGAACGGGTCAAAGGTGCCTGCCCCGCCCAAGGGGTCACAGCATCAGAGCCAATGCGGAAGTGCAGGATCTCGCCCGCCAATGCCGTTTCGGTGCGCCCGCCGCCCGCTTCGGATATGCTCACGCGATACGCGCGCGGGATGCCGTTGCGGGTGGAAATATCCCAGTCAGATGCCGGAACAATGCCGTCCCCGGTAATCAGCGCCACAAACTCGCCACGCAAGGCCAGAGAACGCCCAGCAAGCGCAAGGGTGCGTCTGTCCAGCATGTCGGTGCCGATCACGTCAGACGCCGCCAGAGCGCCTTCCCATAGGCTCACACAGCTTTGCACGGTGCTTGTCAGCTCCGCCAAGCCCGATTGCCCAGAGAACCAGCTTTCACGCGCTGCCATGATTGCCGCCGTGTAGCCCGTGCCGCTTGATCGGGTTTCGTGCAATGCCAACTTGGCAGAGCGCCGAAAAATATCCATCAGGCCCATGTCACGCCCTCCATCGGTTAAGGGTGCGGTGCAGGCCGCTAGTCGGGTGGTCGCCCGCCCCACTAGAACCCCACGCCCGCGCCTCGATCTGTGCCGCCGGATACGCAGGGCGACAAACTGCCGACAGCTCGAACAGATCCGCCTTGTCGATGGTGCGCAGCATTCCAGCCCCGCGCCGCTCGATACGTTCCCCGCCCGGTGCCACGCGGAACCCCGGCGACAGCCCCTTGATAAGCCCGGAACCGTGCGCTGCCAGAAAGTCGCGCGCCCAGCTTGTGCCATCGTCGAGGGTTGCCCGGATCTCTAACGCTTCGTCGGTGTCGGTCAGGGTCAAAGTGCCGGCCGATCTGCTGGCAAGGGGCTTGTCATAGCTATGCCCTGCCAACAGGTGGATTTCGTCGCCGCCGTTGATACGATCGGCAAAGGCTCGGGGGGCGATAACTTCCAGCCGCCCCGGTGCCAGCTCGGTTTCGGCACCATACGGAAAACGGGCGGTCAGGCGGGTTGAACCGCCTTCTGCCCTGATTTCCAGCGTGCCTTTGTTACCGCCCCACAGCATTAGACGCCCGCCGCCAAGTTGGTCAGGATACGGGTTTGCAAGCCGCGGGGAACTGTAAAGTCCGCAGTGACAAGGCCCGTCAAAACCAGCGAACCGCTTGCCGCCTTCGTGTAGGGATCTCGTACCAGATCAATGCCGCCGTAGATGCCCAGATAACCCGGCGCGATGCCTTGCACGTTGGCCGTCATAACTGCGGTTTCGGTCGGGATCACATTCGAGATTGCCGGGGTGCCGACGTGCTTTGTCAGGCGGTCCCATTCGCTCACGGCGGTGCCGCTGATAAGCGTGTCGTCGAGGTCCGCCCAGATAGCAGGATCAAAGGCCAAATTGACTTGGCTTGCGCTTGTGATTGCATTGGCTTCCATGAACGCCACGATCTCGGCACGGAACGCCGCCCATGTTGCCGCCGCGCTCACGTCCTCGGACGCGATGCCATAGGTCGCCGCGCCGGGGATAAAGCCCAAAGGCTGGCCCGTTGCCCCGGTCCCGTTGATAACCACGCGGTCCAGCTCGGTGCCGATCGCCGCATTCAGATCGCGCCGGATTGCAGCTTCCAAGCCCTCGCCCGATTGCTTCAGCGTCTTGCGGCTGATAATCATTTGCGCGCCGCCCGTCTGGTCAGGCGATAGGCTACGCTCGGAAGTCGCATAAGCCGCCGCTGCCCCTACATCGCCCAGCTCGGTAGTTTGCCAGCCAAATACCGCGCCAGAGGTGGCAACAGGGAAGGCCATCGAACCTTGCGCGATGTTGATACGCGCCACGCCCAGCTTCTCGGCAACAGAGCCGGGAAAGATCCGGTCGATGATCGGGCGGATCATTTCAGGCGATGGTGTCCCGGTTGATACGGTTTCGCCCGCGCGTGTCTCAAGAGCAGCGTAGGGAACCGGGATGCCCTGATAGCCGCCCGCGTTGCGCATCTCTTCCACGATCTCGGCGGTGGCGCCACTCATTGCCTTGCCTTCGTCGATCGCAAAGGCCACTTGGCGCAACTCGAATTTGCCCATCATTTCGGCCCATTCTTTGCCGGAACGTGTTTCCAGCTCGCCCTTGGCTTCGTCGCGTTGTTCGTCCTCGGATACCAGCGCCGCGCGGAACCGCACTTCGTTGGCCCGGTACTCTTTGTCGAGGGTATCCATCGAACGCGTTTCGTCCTCGGTCGGTGTCGGTTTGCCTACCAGCTCCGCAAGGTTTTGGCGGATTTCGGATTGACGGCGGGTGATTTTCAAAGATTCAAGCAATGTTAAATTCCTTATGCTCGGTTGTGTTTTTGCCTTCGCGCATCAGCGCATTGACGCTATCCCGCCACGCTTGGCGGTCGGGTGGTGTCGGTTTGTGTCCGCACTCAATTCTGGTTTTTTTGGTGTGACAGGGGCCGCAAAGTGCTTGGCAATTTGCAGGATCAAAGCTCAATTCGGGGTGCGTCCTCACGGGTAAAACGTGGTCAACTTCCAGCCGCCGCCGCTCCCCGCATTTCACACAGGCCCATTCGTCACGCTCTAGGACGGCATGGCGAACCGCCTGCCATCTCTTCGTCGAGGTCACGCGCTTGCTATGGCGAAAGTGTTCTTTCATCCGTTGTTCCTCGCGGTCGCGCTCAATTCCAAGAAATTCAAACGCCCTTCGGCACTTTCCTTTATGCCCGTGATGTTGAAATTCAGGCCCGCGTGCTGGATCCGATCCGCCGCCGTGATTGCCCGCGAAAATGCAGAACTGCGAACCGTGAACCGGGTCATCAGCTCGGACGTGACAGAACCCGCTAAAACCTTTTCGCCGTCTTTCACGTCAGAGCGGTGCGCCCAGATGGTGCCGATCGGTTCAAAGTCGCCTTGCACGTTGCCAAAGCCATCATCAAAAAAGCCCGCCCGCGTGATTGTTATTCTGCGGTCAAGTTTGCTTGCACTCATGCCCATGCCAAACGCGCCTTCTTTGTCGTTGCCGCCTTGCGTCTCATGCCCTCGGACACAGCAAGAACAGCCGCCGCCGCCGCGTCGATACGGCCCAGAGAACGCGCCTTCGCCAGCTTGTGATTGTTGGCCGGGTCTACCAGCGTGATCGCGTCAGAGAACGCAGAACGCAGCAACAGGGATGGGGTGGTGAGGATCTCGCCATCGAACAGCGCGCGCCGGAACCGCTCAATATCTTCGCTGCCATCTTTCCAGCCAAAGCCCCGCCAGATGAACGGAACCCGATCAAGGCCCGCCGATTGCATGGCCTCGCTAAATTCAGCATGGCGGAACCGATCGCCCACAATGCAGGCAATGTCTGCCCCGTCTGCCAGCTTCACAATCTCCGACAGCCATAGTCCTGGCGGAACCGTGTTTTCGCCCAGCACTGACAATTCGCCCCGCTCGTGCATTTCGGTATAGCGCCCGCTTACGCCATCAGCCGCGCCACGATCGGCAAGCGATGGTTTGCTGGGGAAGGTGCCGACAGCCTCAAGACGGCCCGTGTCAGGCCAGAACAGCGCCGCCGCGCTCATTGAACGAGAGCCGCCCAGATCCACGCCCAGAATGCACGAACCTTCACGCGGGGGCAGATCGTCCGGGGAGACTTCGCAGCTCATCCATTCGTCGATAGTGACCAGAACGGAACGATCGTCAGATGAAACTTCCTCGTTGCGATTGAGGTTACGGAAGCTACTAAGAGCGGATCCGCCCCGCGCAATGGCCCGTTGTGCCTGCGCTTGTAACCATTCAGCAGTTGGACCGATGCCCTCTTTGCTGCCGGGGTTTGCCACCAGAAGGCTTACCAGATCATCAGCAGGCAAGCCCGGTTCTGGGGTGTGTTGTTGGACGTAGGTGCCGGGAGGTGGTTCCCTCATCCAACGTGCGAACGTGTTGTCAGCACTTGGCGCATTCGTACTGATAATCAGCGCCCGCCCGTCACGTTTGCCAAGCCCGGACAGGATTGCGTTTTCGAGGTTGTCACCCTTGTCACGGTCCCACGCTGCCCGCTCATCCATGATGCAAAGGGTGCTTGCGCCGCCCAGAATAGACTTGCCATCAGCAGGGATACAACGCGCCAGCCCGCCGCCGTTGCCGGAGTATTCAACCTCAAGCCGTGATCCGCGCCGGATCGTGAATAGCTCTTGTTCTTCCTCCGGTAGCCCTTCGATGAACCCGACCAGAAAACCGAAAGCCGCCCTTGATTGGTCCCGGTTGCGCGCCGCGAATAAGATCTCGCGTTTGGGCTGGCACTCAATGACGCCCATCAGATGCCCCAGAGCGATGCCCGCAGATAGAGCAGTTTTCGCCGCGCCGCGTCCGATAGACAAAACCGCGACAGCCGTGCCTTTCGAGAACGCGCCCCGCACGAAGTCCTTTTGGAATTTCGCCAGCTTCAGCTTTTTGCCAGCCAAACGCCCTTCGGGGATCACCAGCGTAGGCAAGAAACGCAGCGCCGCCGATGCCTCTTTGGACGCCCGCGCCATCACTTTTCCCCCGATTTTTTTGGGAGAGGGAACGCAAAACCCACACCCCCGGTCCGATGGGTACTTAAACATTCGACTATTGGGACCATGCCAGAGACGCCTGTTTTTGCGGTATCATCTGCGAAAGTAGAGTGGCAGACTTTGCCACTCTTCTCACGACCATTGCCAATCGCCCCATGCGCGGTTTCGGGATGAAGCGCGAGATACGCCTTATCCACGCTCACAGCTTCACACGCCTGTATCGCGCACAGATCCGCGCCGTTGCCGCTGGCATGGTCGGTGCCTTCTCACTCGCCCGATAGTCGTACAGCCGCGCAGCGAGGTCACAGATAGCCATGCTCATGTCGGCGGGGATGGTGTCAGCCGTTGCCCCATAGCCTGCCGTGTAGGTGATATGCAGACGCCCGCCCGGTGTGCTTGTGAAGTGCAGGACAGGGTAGCGCCCGCCCTCTAGCCAATAGCCATCAAGTAGCAGTGTGGTGGTGCCGTCCATCTCTACCACTGCCACGGTAATCACAGCATCAGATGCAACAGGCCCGATCGGCAAGGCCACATGCTGCCCCGGCCAGTTGTCAGTCGTGCAAGCGATTGTCTGGTTCAGCAGTGCCAGCGCGCAGTAGTCCTCTACCTCACGCGCCGCCGCTTCGACGTATGCAGTCGAACCCGCCACAAGGTCAGCGTCCAAGCGCATATGCTCTTGCAGCGTTGCGGGTGATACCGTGTCGCCCGTTGCTATCGGTGTGCGCTTGATCGTCAGCATCATGGCCTCATAATATAGGTCAGCATTGCTTACCATATATAGGTCCGGTTTGATACCTATTTCTGCAAAGTTGTTGTGTCCCGTTTGTCCCGCTTGTTTCACTCTTTGGGCTGTCAGCGCGGGCGGGACACGGGACAGCCTTTAAGGGCTTGTCCCGCTTGTCCCGTCTCATCCCGCTTCTGCGTCGGGACAATTTCACGAATGTCCCGCTATGTCCCGTCTGTCCCGCTCAATCATGATTTCGGTTTGAATAGTCCCGTCGGTTGTGAGGTAAATATCGCTTTCCACCTTCATCTGACCGTTGTTAACCAGATCGGAACGAACCCGCTGGAATGCCTTCTTCTTCGCATCGGTATTGTCGCCGGTGTGCTTGGCATAGAAAGCGTCACGCCATTCATCGACATGGACGCCACGAAGCGCGCCGTTATCCCAGACGCCGCCACCGATCGCCGCCGTGGTGTAGGTCTTAATTCCCAGCTTTTGGGACGGGGAAACGCGGGACTGCCGTTTCGGTGCATCGGTCGCCCTAAGAACCACACTCTTTGCACCGCCAACAAGATCCACAGGATGAAAGACAAATGCCATTGGCGCGGGTGGTTCTGCATCCTTCATCTTGGTATTGACGATTTGCATAGCGATGCCTTCTGCCGGTTCAACTCGAAACTCGCAATCTAACGCGCCCTTTAGTGCCATCGCACCGCGCGCGCGCTGTTTGTCACCATGGCCCGAATGATGCACCAGCAGCACGGCACAGCCCGGATAGCGCGCTTTCAGATCGTCGATTGCTGCAATGAAGTTGCTCATATCACTTGTCGAGTTTTCATCGCCTGCACCAAAGTTGCGCGCCACGGTATCGACAATGATAAGTGTTGGCTCGCCGTGAGACTTAGCCAAAGCATCGACAGACTTTGACACAGCATTTGCGCTCGCAGCATCAAGAAAATGTGCCGCGCGCTCGGATTTGAACAGCGGAACTCCGGTCAAAGACACGCCCCGATCTATCGCCCATGCAGCAAAGCGCCTCGCAAGCCCGTTGTGGCCCTCTCCAGCGATGAAAAACACAGATCCTTGCTTAACCGACCTATCGTGAAAAGGGGTGCCGCTGGCAACGCTCAGGCCAATATCCACAGCAACAAAACTCTTGCCGCAGCCCGGATCGCCAAAGATCATGCCTAAAGTGTCAGTCTCGATCAGCCCGTCAATTAGGAACTCCGGTTCTTTATATTCCAGGTCACCTACGGCAACAAAAACAAAGGAAACAGGTTTGCTTTGTGATGGGGCATAACTCTCCATCGGTGCAAAACGATCATCAGGGTGCAGATCTGCAAAAGGATCATCCATATTCATGCCGCCCCCCGATGCAGGAACTTGCCGTCAGCATCGACACGCGCCAAAAATGCCAGCCGATCGCGCTTGTCAAATTCCTTCCAGAGCTTCGCAAACAGCCGCTTTCGGATATTGATACCAAGCGGACGCCCATGAAGTTTGTCTAGTGCCGCACACCCATAAGCCGCAAGCTCATGCGCAGGAGCGCATTCAGCCCAGAAAAGTGCATCCGACGCTACCATCCCGAACGGATCGCCGATCGTTGGCCCGTCAGTTACAAGGTCGGCAAGCCAAGTTTCGCAGATATGCAGTATGTCCTGCCGGTCGCAATGATCCAGCGCGAACCATGCCGCAGTTGCCCATTCCTTGCGAACGCGGTATTTTGTTGACAGAAACTGACCTGTTTCAAATTCGCCCTCGGTCGCGTTGCCAGACGCGCCGAGGGTTTCTATTTTGGGGATCATTACATGGCCCCCCGCGATTCTTCGGCCTGGCGTTCCAACCACTTCGACAATTCAGTTTCGCGCCAGTAGTTACGCCGCCCGATCTTGATCGGCTTTGGAAAGCCAAGGGTCGGATTGTGAAGCCAGCGCCAGATTGTCATATCCGAAATGCCGCCGCATAGGTCGCGAACAGCAGCCGCAGAAATAAGTTTTTGTTCCATTATGAAGCCTTGCGTTTGATTGCGTTAGGCCTCTCAAATATCCAGATTGGTTTGTGACAGATCAGGGGTGTGTCACAGGTTTCTTTGTATGACGTTGCCAAAGCGCGCGATTAGCACCACCGCTTGTGCCGATTCCGTTTGCAGCAGTGATCCGCGCGGCAGCCGCTGCGGTTTGACCGGAATCAATCAAACGTTTCATTTCTGAAAGAACTTCTTGTGTGTGATCTGCGAAATCTCCTCGACGCTGTGCAGCACCCTCCTCCGATTTTTTCCGGTATTTTTTCCCAGAAACTGTAGCATCGCCATGATTGATAATAAACTTGGCCTCAGCCCATGTTTCTCCAAATTGGATCATCTCTCTCATAAGCCCAAAAAGCGAGTAATCAGAGATTGGGGCACCCTCAGGAAAACTATTAATAATTGAAAAAGCTCTTTCAGAGTGCATTAAACACTTGGCCGCATACCATTGCCGCGTCCTTGGGAATTGCGCCGCCATAACCTTTCGTATTTGTTCAAGTTCCTGCAATGAGCCAAATTGTTCCAGTAACATCCGACACCAACGGATTCTGGCGTCAAGTTTGGCTAAATCTGGTCCATCAAAAATTCCGAAAGCTGCGACCTCACCCCAGTTTTCAGGAGGAACTAAAGTCTCCCATAGCCCAGAGTTTCCTAACTTTGGCAAAATTCCAGATGAAACAATCTCTCCATTAAACTCAAGCTGGATCGAAAGTGCATCCGCATCCTCCGTAAATCGCTTAGATTTTTCCCTCAGTTTATAAATGAATTGCTCTTGTTCAGAACCTAACGCATAAATTCCTTGGAATTTCAGGATCTCTGTATTTTCCAAGAGCGCGAACGTGTTGTCTAGCGTATCCATCAACGCGCCTCCAAAAGTCGCACCACATTGCCGGAAGTGCCTTTGACTAAATCGCTGACAAAGTGCGCCCATGCTTCCAACGCTTTCCGTTTCTCGTCGGCGTAGTCGTGGCGCTGATATACCCCAACAATCCCGCCGCCCGTGCCGCTCACGTGGTTGAGAACCGCCTCCGTCACGCGCACAGGAATGCCCAGCCGCGCCATGCCAGTTGCAGCCGTGCGGCGCAAATCATGAAACGTCCAGTGCGGGATTTCCTGCCCAGCAATCTCAACCATCCGTTCAGCAATGTGATTCCGGCCCTTATGATAGCCTTGTAACGCGCTTTCTCCGGTGGTGGTGTGGATGTAGCCAGCATTCCCTTTGACGCGCTCCACGGCCCCCAGAACGTCCTGCGCCGCCTCCGACAATGGCACATCATGCGAGCGTCCGTTTTTGGTCCGATCGGCCTCAAGATGCCATAGATCGCCGCTAACCTCCCGATCCGTCATATTGACAACCTCACCAAGCCTTTGGCCGGTCAGCAACAGCATTTTGCCAAGGTGACCCCATGGCTGGCCCTCGTGAGAACACGCTTTCCAGAACAATATGATTTCATCATCGCTCAACACGCGGTCGCGGCTCTTTTCCTTAGCCACCGGCTTAACGCCCATCGCGGGCGACTGGTCGATTATGTCGCGCTCCACGCACCAGCTAAGAAACTTGTTCAGATACGCCCGAACGCGGTTCGCAGTGACAACCCGCCCGCTATCTGCAATCGCGTCCAGCAGGTCGATCACGTCTCGCTTGGCTATGTCGTGAATGTCCCGTTCACCCCAAATCGCGACAACATGCCGGTTCAACTCGCGCTTGACTGTCTCGCCTGATTTCAGGGTGGAAAGATGCCGCTTGCTGAATTGCTCCACCAGCGTCTTGATCTTGTCCCGCTCAGATAACTGCGCCTCCATCCGCGCGGCCTTGGTCCGTTTCTTCACCGCGCTCGGATCTTTGCCGTGTTCCACTGCTTCGATAGCTTCGGACGCAGCAGCGCGCGCATCAGCCAGCCCCATCACTGGCCACCGGCCCAGCGTCAGCTTCTTCGGTTTGCCAGCGTAGCGATAGCGCAAGGCCCAAGATTTCACCCCGCTTGGCTGGATCACAAGATAAAGCCCGGACAATGCCGGGTCGGGGATTTCGCGGCGATTATCACTAGGCTTCGCGGCCTCTATCGCCTTTGTCGTGAGTGCCTTTGCCAT